AGGTTATTCGGATCGCTCCATTCGTGTAGGCATTTGCGCAAAAAGTTGTTTCGATCTCATCGAGACATACCTTCCCCTAAGGCCGAATTGGCAAAATCGGCCATTTTAGCATCGCTATTTACTGTGCGCTATGTTGACTTGATCGTATTCAAGCCATGGCGTTAATCACGAGAGCTGAAGCGGCCCGCGCATTGGGAGTTACGCCTGAAGCCGTATACGCCGCAGTAAAAAGCGGAAGATTATCGGTCATAAAAGGGAGCGATGGCAAGCCTCTTGTCAACAGCGAAACGATGCGCGAGGAGTGGGCAAAGAACACTCAGACTCGTATTGGTGTTGGGCCAAAGGCAGCTGGTCCTGGTCGCGAGAAGCAGCAACTCAGAAGTCGCGAGGAGCGCATGAAGCCGAGAGAGGAGGGCAGGATTAGCAAAACAAGTGAGGCAATCCCTGACTACGACGAGTCTCGTGCCCGCACGGAACACCTCAAGGCAGAGCTTCTTGAGCTGGACAGGCAGCAAAAAGAAGGGCTACTTGTCAGAGCTTCAGATGTTGAGCATGAATGGATCGAAGTTGTAACTCGTGCTCGAACAAAGCTACTGGGTATTCCGACAAAGGCGAAACAGCGGATACCCGATTTAGATACCGACGCGATTGGTGTTTTAGATGATATTGTGCGTGAAGCTTTAGAAGACTTGGCCGTTGAGGGCGAATAACGCAGAAAAGCTCAGAAAAGCTGCATTTTTGGCGTTTCGACCGCCAAAAAAGATGACCTTGAGTGAGTGGGCGGATAATTATGCGTATTTGAGCGCAGAATCAAGCGCAGAGGGCGGTCGATGGCACACGCTCCCTTATCAGAAGGGAGTCATGGATGCTATTACCGATCCAAAGATAGAGCAGATCACAGTGATGAAAAGTGCTCGTGTTGGGTACTCAAAGATCCTGAATCACGTCGCTGCTTATCACATTCACCAAGATCCCTGCCCGATCATGATCGTGCAGCCGACAATTGAGGATGCGCAAGGCTACTCAAAGGAAGAGATTGCTCCAATGCTGCGCGATACTCCCTGCTTGAGGGGTGTCGTAAGTGAGGCGAAGTCAAAAGACGGCGCCAACACGATTTTACAGAAGCAATTTCCTGGCGGGAGCCTGAGCTTGGTGGGCGCAAACTCACCCAGGGGTTTCCGTCGCGTCAGCCGACGAGTTGTGCTGTTCGACGAGATCGATGGCTATCCGCCTTCTGCTGGCACTGAAGGCGACCAGATCAAGCTTGGCATCAGGCGTACTGAGTATTACTGGAATCGCAAGATTGTCTCTGGCTCAACGCCCACGGTGAAGGACTTCAGCCGCGTGGAGCGAATGTTCCTGCAGGGAAATCAAATGAGGTATTTCGTGCCATGCCCTGACTGTGGGCACATGCAATACCTGAAATGGCCAAACATCAAGTGGCGAGATGATGATCCCAGCACTGCAAGCTATGCGTGCGAAGGGTGCGGCGTATGGGTTCCGCACACAAAGAAGCGTTGGATGGTTGAACGCGGTGAGTGGCGCCCCACAGCTCCAGGGAACGGCAAACATGTCTCGTTCCATATTTGGGCAGCTTATAGCTATAGCCCAAATGCGACTTGGCCGAATCTTGTAGAGGAATTCTTGGACGCAAAGTCTGATGCTGAGCAGTTAAAGACCTTTGTTAACACCGTGCTAGGCGAGTGCTGGGAAGACGAATACGCATCGAAGGTTGGTGCTGATGCGCTTGGTGAGCGTGCAGCCAAGGAGGAGTACAAGAAGGGCAATGTGCCGTCTGAAGCTCTGCTACTCACGATTGGTTGCGACTGTCAGGACGATCGACTAAGTCTCAGTGTTTGGGGATGGGGTCGAGAAGAGGAAGGTTGGTTAATCGACAGGATCAAGCTGTATGGCGACCCGTCGCGGAAAGAGGTGTGGCAGCAGTTGGACGAGGTGATCCAGGCGCCGTATCCGGGGGATGGCGATAGGCAAATGAAGCCAATAGTCATAGCAATCGACAGTGGCGGCCACCACACGATGGAGGTTTATCAGTACGCAAGAGAGCGCCAGAGCCTTGGCGTAATTGCAATTAAAGGCATGTCGCAAAAGAACAAACCACCAATTGGAAAAGCGAGCAAGGTAGATCTCAATGCCCAAGGCAAGACGCTGAAGAGAGGTGCTCAGGTCTTCCCTGTGGGATCGGACACCGTGAAGTCATTGCTGTTTGGACGCCTCAAGCACAATGATCCCGGCCCTGGTTATCTGCATTTCTACCCAACAGTCGAAAGCGATTATTTCGAGGAGCTGACTGCAGAGAAGCAGATTATGCGTTTCAGAAACGGATTCCCCGAGCGGGTGTGGACAAAGAAAAGCAGCGCTCGCAACGAAGCTCTCGACGAACTTGTGTACGCATACGCAGCGTTAAATCGCGTGTACCAAATTAAAGATCGCAGGACATTATGGGATCAGATGGAGCGCGAACCGGAAGAGAAAAAGGCTCGCCGATCGTCAGCTTCTACGCGCAAGGGAAGGAGTTTCGTTAGCCAGTGGTAAGAGCTAGACTTAGCTATATCGGTCGATATTCTTTTCAATGGCGATTCCACCGTCCATAACAAGTGGCGTGGACGCGGTGTGGACTGACGCCGAAACAGTTGACGTATTTGGCGAGGCAGTCACCAGCACTACGCATACTCTTGTCTACTATTTTCGACTAAATACGGAAGGCGAAGGCGTAACGGTAACTGCAACTGCCTTCAACAGCGGCTGGAAAGTTACTCTTCCTGCGTCTGACACTTCTGTGATGGAGGCAAGTACCGACTGGTACTTCCAGGCTGTTCTAACAAAGACTTCCGACAGCACTGTCTCTGAATACAGCCGAGGGCAGATTGAAATCAAGCCTTCGCTTTCTTATTCGGGAACGCCTGATGCGTTTGACGGCAGATCGCAGGCGCAGAAGGATTTAGATGCAGTCCAAGCCGCAATTCGCAGCCTTATCAATGGCGGTGCCGTATCTGAGTATAGAATTGGTAATCGCAATCTAAAGCGGTACGACTTGTCTGAGCTGATTGAACTTGAGTCAAGGCTAAAGTCGGTTGTGGCCAAGGAAAATAAGGCTAAGTTGATCGCTTCTGGATTAGGCGACCCTCATAACCTTTACGTTCGGTTCAATCGAGGCTGATGGGACTTCGTACACGATTACTTAGAAGCATGGGGCTGCAGCCCATCCCTCGCGACAAACCTCGTCGTCGGCGCAGTTATGCCGGTGCAATCGTTTCTCGCCTTACGAGCGATTGGCTGAGCACTCAGGCAAGTGCTGACGCGGAAATTCGCAACAGCATTCGCAAGCTGCGTGACCGCAGTCGCGAAATGGTACGGAATAATCCGTATGCAAAGCAGGCGAAGCGTACCACTCAGGTAAACGTTGTAGGCAGCGGCATCAAGCTGCAGTCACAGGTGCAGCAGGTTCGCAGCCGCAAGCCAAGCGAGGCCATCAATCGCCTGATTGAAGATAAGTGGAATCTTTGGACGAGGGCGTCGCACTGCGATGTTTCGGGTCGTCATTCGTTCCACATGATGGAATGGTTGGCTGTTGGTGCCCTTCCCGAGTCTGGAGAGGCGCTGTTCAGGATTATTCGTCGCCCTTTCGGCGGAAGCAAGGTGCCTTTGGCGCTAGAGATGCTCGAAAGCGATTACTTGGATGAGGAATATCACGGCCCAACCCTTGCAAAAAACAATGAGTGGCGCATGGGCGTCGAGGTTAACGAATGGGGCCGTGCAGTTCGCTATGCCTTTCTAACTCGTCACCCAGGCGATTACTGGTTCCAGAACCAAACGCAAAAGAATGAAAAGCACGTTTTTCTTCCTGCGGAAGATGTAATTCATCTTTTTCTGCCAGAGCGCCCGCAACAGAACCGTGGCGTGCCTTGGTTCCACTCCGTGATGGCCGATGCGCATCAGCTGCAGGGCTACGAAGAAGCAGCTGTGATCCGTGCTCGGGCTGGTGCCTCGATCATGGGCTTCGTTACCAGCCCTGAAGGCGAGCTTGATGCTGACGACGTTGACGGCGATCGTCGGATTTCAGAGTTTGAGCCTGGAATGTTCAAATATCTCGAGCCTGGGCAGAGCGTCAATGTTCCAAACATTGATTCGCCTGATCAGCAATTTGAGATGTTTGTCAAGAACAAGGTCCGTCGTTTCGCTTCTGGCTTCGGCTGTTCTTACGAAACCCTGTCTCGTGACTTCTCTGAAACCAACTACAGCAGTAGCCGCCTAAGCCTGCTTGAGGATCGTGAGCACTGGAAGGTTGTCCAATCGTATTTGATTGAGCATTTTCATAATCGGGTGTTCCGTGAGTGGCTGAATTTGGCGGTCTTGGCCGGTGAGCTTCCTTTTGATGATTACGATGCCCGTCCTGAGCGTTATGACAATCCTCGCTGGATGTGCCGTGGATGGGATTGGGTTGACCCGCTCAAGGAAGCCAAGGCATACCGGGAGATGGAGCAAGCGGGTTACATGACCAAGGCGCAAATTGTCGCAAAACTTGGCGGTGATTTTTACGACAACCTCACTGAGTTCTCAAGAGAGCAGCAAGCTGCTTCCGAGCTTGGTGTTGAGCTTGATCGTGACATCATTGAGCAACAACCGGAGGTGATTGAGTAATGGGCGCGATGCCGACCGAAGGGATGCGCGAGGAGGCGCGTCGTTACAGAGAATGGAAACAAGAAGGGAAGAAGGGTGGAACCGATGTCGCATCTCGCCGCGCATCCCAGATCCTAAGTGGCGACGAACTTAGTGACGAAACAATTGTCGCAATGAGCGCTTGGTTTGCTCGTCATGAGGTTGACAAGCAGGCCGAAGGATTTAGCCCTGGCGAAGACGGCTATCCGTCGCCCGGTCGCGTCGCTTGGGCGGCCTGGGGTGGCGATGCAGGAAAAAGCTGGTCAGACAAAATACGTGAGAGCATGGAGCGCGGAGAAGACCTTAAAAACTCTGACTCGATAAAATCCGAAATGAATGAATCTGAACCTTTGGACATGGAACAGGAACATCAGCGAGCAGAGCCCGATGCCTTAAAAGTGGGCGATTTTGTTTCTTGGGATTCATCTGGAGGTAGGGCCAGGGGCAAGATCACTCGCATCGAGCGGGATGGTCGCATTGATGTGCCTGACAGCAGCTTCGAGATTACTGGAACAGCTGAAGACCCTGCGGCTTTGATTGCGATTTATCGTGACGGCGAGGAAACCGATACCTTTGCTGGCCATAAATTCAGCACGCTGACCAAAATTGATCCAATTCGCTCTGCTGAAATCGAAGAGTCTTTGATCGAACAAGCAGAAGAAAAAGAGGCTGCTGACGAAGTACGAGAGCGCGAGGTCACAGGGGATTTAACTCGGGATATCGAAGGCTCCAAGTTTCAGCGTGTTGAAGCTACAAGTTTCAATATGCTTGACGACCGGAGCATGGATTTTCCGTTCAGCTCTGAATATCCCGTGGCTCGTTATTTCGGGAACGAGGTCTTGAGTCACGAGATGGAGGCTGCGAATCTTTCGCGGCTCAACGATGGCGCACCACTTCTTTTCAACCATGATCCCGACCGCATGATCGGCGTTGTCGAGCGTGCATGGATCGATGGGGAGAAGAAACGCGGTTATGCCAAAGTGCGTTTCTCGCGCAATAAATTTGCGCAAGAAGTGCTCCAAGACGTTCGCGATGGAATCCTTCGCGGCGTTTCTTTCGGCTACTCGATCGATAAGATGGAGGAGCGCGAAGATAACTTCGTAGCGACTAATTGGTCGCCTTACGAAGTCAGTTTGGCTGTCATTCCGGCAGACCCGACTGTAGGGATTGGCCGTTCTCTTGAGGACTCTAATTCCAAGCCTGCGGCTTCAACCGCATCTCCTGAAAACACTATGACTGAACCCGTCATGGACAACACTCCTGACCTGGAGGTGATCCGGTCCGAGGCCGTAGAGGCCGAGCGTACCCGGACTGCTTCCATCTTCAAGCTGGGCGAGCGCCACAAGCTCCCCGAACTGGCACGCGAACTGATCGATGGCGGCAAGTCCGTCGATGACGCTCGTGCTGCATTCCTCGACAAAATCGGCACTCAACAAGTGGAACACAGCATTACCGCCAACGACCTTGGCCTCTCCGAAAAGGAAACTCGCGAGTTTTCCTTTGTCAAAGCCCTGAACTTCCTGTCTAATCGGGGTGACGCCAAGGCTCGTCGTGAAGCCGCCTTCGAGATCGAAGTTGGCGAAGCCGCTGCCAAGAAGTACGAGCGCAGCAGCAATGGCATCGTTGTTCCCAACGAAGTTCTTCGTCGCGACCTGAACGTCGGCACCGCAACTGCTGGTGGCAACCTCGTCGATGACGTTCTGCTGGCTGGTTCCTTCATCGACCTGCTTCGCAACCGTCTGGCGATTTCCCAGGCTGGCGCAACCATGCTGACTGGTCTGCAGGGCAATATTTCCATTCCCCGCCAGACTTCAGCTGCTACTGCTTACTGGCTTGGTGAGTCTTCTGCTCCTACCGAGTCCCAGCAGGCAGTGGACCAAGTCAACATGACCCCCAAGACCGTGGGTGCATTTGTTGACTACAGCCGTCGTCTTTTGCTCCAGTCTTCCATCGACGTGGAAGGCATGATTCGCAACGACCTGGCTCGCGTTATCGCACTGGAAATCGACCGCGCTGCTATCTACGGCACCGGCTCTTCCAACCAGCCTCTGGGTCTGACCAACGTGAGCGGCATCGGTTCCGAGACCCTGACCGGCACCGGCACCTTCACCGAGTTCATCGCGATGGAGACCGATGTTGCTGCTGCTAACGCTGACGCTGGCGCTCTGCGTTACATCATCAATGCCACCACTCGCGGCGGCCTGAAGGGCACCAAGAAGGACGCTGGCAGCGGCGAATTCGTTTACGCCGACGACGAGATCAACGGTTATCCCGTGATCGTGTCCAACCAGCTGGCTAACAACGACGCCCTGTTTGGCGACTTCTCCATGTTCATCATGGGCATGTGGTCCGGTCTGGATCTGACTGTTGATCCTTACGCTGGCGCTACCGCTGGCACCGTCCGCGTGATTGCGCTGCAAGACGTTGACTTCGCCGTCAAGCAAGCTGGCGCATTCTGCTTCGCCACCTGATTCTCATGAGAGTTGAGATCATCCGCAATGTGATGATCAGCGGGGAGCCTGTGAAAGCAGGCTCCTTCGTTGATGTCGAGATCGCAGTTGCGAATCTGCTGATTGGCAGTGGCAAAGCAAAGGCTGCTTCTGAAAAAGAAGCGGAGCCTGCAATAAAGCCAGAGCTGAAAATTCAGCAAGAGCCAATCGACTCAGCACCAAAGCCTGTATCTCGACGCGGGCGTTCCAAGAAAACTATCGCTGAAGACTGATGGGCGTTCTTTCTACCACTCTCGACAAGCTTTCCCATTTTGCGCTTGCTCCAACCGCTGAGCGCACTGCAGACCTCGATGGCACTGCCGTTGACCTGAACAACTATGAAGGTGATGTGGTCGTGATTCTCGATGTCGAGAATGGCGGCACCTCTACCTTGGACGTGAAGATTCAGGCCAGTGACACCGAGGGTGGCACCTACTCTGACGTGACTGGAGCTGCTTTCACCCAAGTGAGCACTAGCGCCAGCAAGCAGACTCTGGTGTTCGCTAAGGGCTCTACTAAGCGTTGGGTAAAGGCCGTTTCGACGACCTCAACCTCAACTCACACCTACAGCATCAATGCTTTTGGTGCGTTGAAGTACGCCTGACAACGACACGCGCCCGGTCATCCGGGCGTTTTTTTTCTCATGGCATTTACCGAAGACCTAAGCGTATTCCTAAGCAGCAACGATTTTGCTGTCTCTGTCAAGTCTGGCAGCACTGTCGGTCTTGGCATTTTGGACATGCCTAGTGAACT